TTGTAAGATATGTTTGGGTTAAACTCCCTCTCCGCTACACGTCGGGCGCGAAGGCAATCTGCCATCGACTTTTGTATACGATGCTCCTTAATCTCTCCGTCCCAAAACATCAGCAGGGCAAACACAGTTTCGATCATACTATCTTACCTTTGTTGTCACCTTCTTTGATTACATATTTCTGTGTACCATTTTTACCGTGTTCTACAGATTTTTTTAATTCTTTTACATAATTCATTTGTTTAGCCTCTTTGTTTATGTGTGCTATGTAATCTAAAACTTTTCTAGTGATTCTTCCCGTTGCCATTGTATTTAATATCTCTGTTTGCATCTTTTAATTTTTCAATATCAGATAAAACCTTGTCCATCTGTTTTGTTAAAAATTCTATGTTCACCTTATTTAAAGCCATGTCCTCAATATGTTTGTTGATACGATCGGTAGTCTTATAAAGATCCTCCAGCATCATGTACTGCTCCGAATCCGCGGGCAGTGATCCCATCTGTCCACGTGGCCACTTGATTCTAAACTCTGTATTTTGCTCGACGTCCTGCTCCATTATTTTGATCTTGGTGTCTGCAATGTTTAAACGTTCAACCATTTGAAAATAACCCATCGTGCCAAGGGCAACAATTATAATCAGAGAGGCAACCGTTTTCATTGGCATTTGAACGGCTGCCGACTCTGATATGGTTAATGGTTTTTTACTCATTTTCTCCAATCAAAAAGCCATGATACATACCACTTCCACACAGCTTTTATTTTTTCTTTAATTTTTTTAATCATTTTTCTTTTCCTCCATCTCGTAAAAGAAATTGTCAGTGTCTTCTGTTCGCCACTGTTGTGTATCTTCTACGTTCCAGTAGTTTGTTTGTACCTTCCAATCAGGCACTTGGTCTTTTACCGTAAATGATGGTATGTCCCAAATTAACCTGTTGTTGGGCTGAGCTGCGTAATTGCCGTCATTTAACGCAAGTACGTGTGCGCACTTATGTTCGTGCGGGATCTCAGAATGATCAGTATCTAGTATATTAGGTTCTGGATGTGCAAAGTCAACAGTAAATAAATAACGCCCGTGGTGCCATTTTTTATCTTTACCTATGTATTTACCTGCTTGTGACTCTAAAATATCCCAAGTAGTAACAGCAGGATAATAAGAAAAAGAATTCCATAACTGTAACTCGTCAAGTCTTCTAATCGGAACAGTTTTCGGTTCAAAGCCACGTTGAATAAAAGCCGAAATTGGTAAGCGATAAAAGATTGCACCGTTTTCCATGATGGCATGGAACAAGAGCGCTTTTCCTGTAATCGCGGTGACACCAAAGATAATACAATCTTCAACTTCGCCTTTATGTTTTTTAAGATCATATAAATACTCTCTTCTTATCTGTGCATACTCTACAGGTATATTTGCATTTAAATAAGCCATAGTTTATCCTCACTTTATTGTACCCCAATTAGGACCAGATTCATAGTCTACCTTATTTGGCACTTCTAAATCTACGGCTGATTCCATAATTTGTTTTATTTTATCAGCGTGTTCCTTTGATTTAACAGATATATCAAGTTCATCGTGAACTTGTATATGAGGTATGATGCCCTCTTTATATAGTTCTAACATAGCTTTTTTTGTCATGTCTGCAGCTGAGCCCTGAATTAATTTATTAAGTGCCTTATAAGTAAAAGCTCTTCTTATTCCTGGTCCGTGTTCCATGAGCGCTGCATCGTGTGGTAATGCTTTGTGCATGCCAAACATATTTGGTTCCCATAAATGAAACCTACATAAACGACCAAGTAGAGTTCTTATCTGTCCTCTACTTTGTGCTCGTTGCATAACATTGTCCATTAACATTTTAACAAAAGGTACTTTTTCATGATATTGTTTAAATAGTTCATCTGACTTTTCTTTTGATACACCCAGCTCTGCTTGTAATTTATTTTTACCCATACCATAAAACAATCCAAGATTAATTGTCTTGGCCTGTGATCTAGGTATCTGTGCCATGTCAGCAACAATAGTATGAAAATCAGCATTACCCTCATTGTAAGAATCTAAAACACTATCAACACCGTATAGATTTTGTAATGCTGAATAATGCACTACCAACCTAGGCTCTTGTTGCGAATAGTCAAATACGCCCCATGTATGGCCTTCCTCGGGTATAAATAAAGATCTAATCATTGGTCCAAGTTCTTTGTTTCTTGCAGGTATTTGTTGTAGGTTTGGGTTAGAGTAACTAAATCTTCCTGTTACAGTTCCACCATTGTCACCTCTCAACTGATTTATTTCAGCGTGTATTCGACCTTTATGTGAGTGTTTTATTATGGTATCTATAAAAGTAGTGTGTGCTTTATTTATTTCTCTAGCGCGTGCAATATGTTTAACTACAGGATGTGGATGATTCTGTAAAAAATTTTTAGTAAAAGATGGAGAATTTGTTTTTTCGGTTCGGTCAAATGGTAGGCGAAGTTTTTCAAAAACTTGTGCAATGGATCTCGCTGCCCATATTTGCGTATCTACTCCAGTTTCTTTCTTTACTTTTAATAGGCACTCTTTTTCTTCTGATGATAGTTTGTCTTTTAATTGATGAGCTGCTTCGACATCTACTCTCACTCCTAAAAATTTCATATCAACGAGGCAAGGAAATAATTCAGTCTCTAAATTAAAAATAGATTCTATATCTTGAGATTCTATTTCTCTTTTTAAAACTTGCCAAAGTTGTAAAGTTATTGACGCATCTTTTTCTGCATATTGTCCAACGTACATAGCAGGTAGTTTATACATCTCTCCTTTTGCATCAACTCCCCATTCTTTTGCTGCAGCGTACAATGCAGATTCATCTTTTGTTAAACCAGTGTATCTTTTAGAACAACTATTTAAATCATATCTCATTTGATTTTCATCACATAAACCAGCAGCTATCATAGTATCAACTATTTTACCGTTGATTGTTAGACCCATGGATCTTAACCAACAAATATCATACATGGCGTTATGAAATATTTTAGTAGAAGGTGTTTTTAAAACATCTGTTATCCAGTTTAGAACCATTCTAAAGTCCATATTTCCACCACCCTCGTGTGCTATCGGATAGTACCCACACCAACCCTCTACGGCAACAGCTATACCAACCACCTCACCATTTTTTGTAACAGAGCCAGATCCCATTTTCATTAAGTCAGGGTCTTTAGTTTCTAAGTCAATAGCTATTTCATCATATTTAGATAGGTCAGGAAATTCTGTTGGTGGTAACCACTCAGTTTGAGGTTTAAATATTAGCTTTTGCATTATTTTTTTACCCTTTCTATGTTATCTAGTTTTTCTATATCTTCAAAAGGCACCATGGTAATCTTATCTAATCTACCCTCTCTTTGATAAATTTTATAAACACCTTTACCTTTTTCATAACCTTTCTCCTTTAATTTATCCATTACATGATTTAACAGCTCTTGTCTATCCACTAACAACCAATACTCGTTTCTCTCAAAAACAATGTAATCAGCTTTGCCTTTCACCCAACCAGGTTCACCTCTTACATTTGTTCCTTCAACCCATGCAATATCATCTTGAAAATTTTTATCCCATCTATTTTTCTTTTTCATCCCTTTCACATCAAACTTATAAAGTTTATCTTTAAACATTCCTTTTACATCCCAATGTTCTTTCATGTTTTGAAATGTATTTGCCCACACTGGACTATCTAGATTTTTAGCAAAATTTTCTTCAGATATTCTCGCTTGTTTTACATATTCTTCCCAGCTCATGAGTAATCCCTTTCTAATATCATTTCTAAATAATGTATTGCTTTTTTTATATCTTGTTCTTTACCTTTGATTGAATGCCTGCAAATATATTTTATGGCATTCCCCTCAGCAAACAAAAGTTTATTTTCGTTAATAAATTCTGCTGGTTGAATCTTCATACTGCGGTAGTGTTTTCCACCTACCTGTTCTTCTAAGGATTTATAATTTGTTCCTTTAAACATATCTTTATTTGTCATAGCACCTCCTGCATTGGATAACATTTGTTTTCATTTTTTGGTCTTATAATATGTAGATGTTCTTTAGTTCTCGTTGCACCTACGTAAAATAATCTTGTTTCATCGTCTTGATTTTTATCGTATGATCTTTTGGTATTAGTTGTTAAATCAGTCAACAGTACAACATTATCTTCTTCGCCACCTTTAGCACTGTGTATCGTAGATAGTTTAATCCGTGGTTCTTTGTTCAACATCTCTCCATTACGTTTCATTCTTCTTATGTAATTAATTCTTTTTTGTCCTGCTTGATCAAAAGATTCGAACCAAGTTTCTTTTGTTTTTAAACCATAATCTTTTTGAAGTTGATCAATATCGTAAAAGCCATCTTTAACTAATCCTTTTAATTTATTTTTATCCCACTTACTTTGACTTATATATTTAGATATTCTTTCTAAATCTTTGTAACTAGCTTTGTGTCCTTTTAATAAATTTTCCCAGTTACTAGCAGCTTCTTGAATATCTTTTTCGTATAACTTTTTAAATCTGTTTTCATAGTAAAAGCCTTTATCTCTTATTGTTTCTTCAATTGGATCTAACATAGATCTAGTTCTTGTTAAAACTAACCACTTACCTGAAGACATATCTACATCTTCAAAACTATCGTATGGTGTTAGTTTACCTTCGTGTTGTTTTGGATTCCAACTTTTATCTATTCTATTATCAACTCTATTTATTATTGAATTAGCTAGTTCATGAATTTTTTTTGGAACTCTTCTAGATTTAGTTAACGGCAAAGGTTTACCTTTCTGTGCAATAAAAGAATCTACATCTGCACCTGCCCATCTAAATATTGCTTGGTCGTCATCACCTGCAATGTAAGAATCAACTGTTTTATCCCATATTGTTTTAACCATATCCCATTGCATTAAAGATAAGTCTTGTGCCTCATCTACAAATACAACATCAAAGTTTGGTGATTTATCTGATTTAATAAATTTTAAAATCATATCGTTATAATCTATGAGATTGTATTCTTTTTTATATCTATCTAGTTCGTTGGCTAAGTGTACTAATGTGTTGTACTCCACATCTTGATTATGTTCTTTTAAATTATATTGTCTATCAATACTAATGTTCCTTAATTTTGCTAAATGTATAATTCTAAGATAATCACTTTTAGTTGTGAATAATCCTGTTTCCTCTTCATCATATTCATTGTAATCTAAAAACAAATTTTCTTTTCTGCCAAGATCCTCGTAATGTCTTTTTTGCATAACTTGATTTTTTTTAATACCAAGCATTCTAAATGCTAGAGAGTGTAGTGTTCTAAAATATGGTAGATCATCCTCAGATAAATTAAACTTATCCATCGCCCTACCTTTTGCCTCGTTAGCTGCTTTTTTTGTAAAAGCAAAATATCCAATACGATCTGGATTAGTAGTTTTTAAATAATCGTCCACCTTTTCTAACAAAGTGTGTGTCTTACCTGTTCCTGGTGGTCCTAATACTATTGTTCTCATATTAATATGGTGAATCCTCTTTTAATTTTTTTTGTGTGTGATTGTCTGTTGGTCTATCAAAAGCATTGACCACCATGATACTAGGTCTTTTCTTACCTATACTTATTCTATCATCCTTACAATCACAGTATTCTTTTAACATTTGTTGTGTTACCTGTGGTTTCTCAGGCCATTTTTTTCTTTGTAAATGTCCATGATAAAATTTGTGAAATATAAATTTGTGTTGTCCATCCTCTGTGTAAACATTACCATTAAGTATGTCTTTCTTTGTTGTCTGCGCTGCAGTTCTATTAGTACAAAACTCCTCTAAATGTTCTTTTAACTGATCTATTATAGAGGAGCCTTCTGGTGCTTTTATTATTTCTACACCCCGTAATAATTGATCAACATATAATTCAAACTCTTTCACCGTTACCCTTTTTGGTTTTTTATTTATTTGTTTTGCAACAGTTCTTCTAAACAGTCTTTGTTCCATTAGATAATCAATATTATCTAACTTAACTCTTTCACCATCTACATTAACCCAATAATAAGGTTCATCTAATTCTACTTTTTGTAAATCAGATAATATAGGAAACACCGAGTCCCCACCTATACCAAACTTTCTAGTCCTACATAATTTTTTATCACAATGATTACACATTGGATCTTCGTTACATTTAAAACCTAAATCTTTACCATCATTAAATTTAATTTTTCCCTGAACTATTTTATCATCTAAAGGTCCTTCAGGATGTTTTTCAAAATATTTGTAATTGAACGCATTTATTTTCCCTTGCCAACTTTCTGGCCATTTTCTTTTAGCGTATTGTATGTACTGATATAATATTCTATCTCTGCCATCTTTTATTTCTGATTGTGTGATTGATTCTAAACAAGGTGGACCATCACTAAATTCTGATTCAGGTCTTTTTATTTTTAAATTTTCTAATTGATCAGGTGTTATCTTATTTAGTTGATAAAGATTAAAAAAACCATCTAAACTAACAGCCTCTGCATTTTCATTAAAGCAATATCTTGTAGTATTTTTACAATTAAAATATGGTAAATTAAGAAAGTTTCCTGTATCATCTTTTGATTTTAATTCTACTTGTTTTGGAAAAACCTCTGATCCACCATAACCTAACACTGCACTAACTGATACTAGCTTATCTCTCATTAATTTTGCTTCAACGGCAA